TACTTGGCCAGCCGAAATTAAGTTATTGAATTTACAAGAATTAAATATAACAATAGAATGTAAGCAAACAGCTTATAAGTTTAAAGATAAATATGATATAGTAGTAATAGATGAAGTTCATTCTGCTCTATCTTCTGTACATGGTAAAGTGTTAAACATACCATGTACATATATGCTTGGATTAACTGCTACCTTACCAGAACATGATGAAGATCATTTAGAAATTTTGAAAAAAAGATTACCAGTATTCTTCTCGATAAGTTTAAAAGAATGTGTGGAACAAGGAATAGTACCAAGTTTTAAAGTATTTAACTTAAAAGTTAAACTAAATAAAAAAGAACGAGCTAAATATTCTATCTATGATAAAATGTTTAACCAAGCTACAGCAGAGTTGCAGACTTATAAAAATAAAATTCCAGAATATAACGAATTATCTGTATTTGATTTAGCACAAAAAGCTTCTTCAATTAAGACACATCCCTTACACAAAATTGGTAAGTCATATTGGTCAGCCATGTCTATGAGAAAATGGGAATGTTATAGAGCAGAATCTAAATTAGAAACAACAATAGAAATAATTAAAAAATATCCCGATAAAAAGTGGATAGTTTTCTCAAAAGAGATTAAATTTGTAGAAGAATTAACTCAAAAATTACTAGATATAAAAATAAATGCGTTAAAATATCATTCACAAATGAAGGATATTGATAGAAAATTAGTATTGGAATTAATTTCTAAACCTAAATATAAAGTATTAGTCTCCGCAGAAGCACTTAATGTAGGATATAACTTACCTGACTTGGATGCCGCCATTTGTGCATCAGGTGTTTCTACAGAATTAGTGGGTATACAAATGGTTGGACGTATTAATAGATATAAAAAAGGAAAAATACCTGTAATGATTAATTTAGTTTGTGATAATACACAAGAAATGAATTGGGTATCTAAACGCACAGAAAATATGTCACCAATTTGGACAGATAATTTAAATAAAATAAATTTAACAAAATGGTAATATCTAATTATGCTACAAGACAAAAATTAGCTAACTATTTAGAAAAAGGCATACTTCCGAAAGATCTACAAGATCATAGAAAAGGAGAATATCTAGAAGATTTCTGTCTTTTTTGTGGATTGGAGCATGATAACATTGTATTTACTAAGTCATCTTATGGTGGAACAGGACTTGATGTACATATTTGTGAAGAATGTTTTAATGTTTTAGAAACAAAAAATATAGGGTATCAAAAAATGTTAAATTTTCACACAGAATCAAATAGATTAAACAATCTAAAAGCCTATCAAAAAACTAAAACTATCGCTACAGATAAATACTCATTTACAAAAGGAGGTGAAAATGAAGGTAAATGTATATTTTGTACTGAAAAGTGCATAGGTGTTCCGTGGACATTAGAATTGCCTGTAGAAGATAACCAATATTATTATGGTGGAGATACATCTGTATGTGATAGATGTTATGAATGGCTAATATCAAATAACGTAACTTTACAAGCTGACGCATTCACAGATAAATGCCCTAATTGTGAAAAACAATATGGAGTTTCGGTGCAAGTTTGGCAAATACGTGAAACACTTAACTCACTAGGGGCGCACATATGTCCACATTGTTATTATGAAACACATAAACCACTGTCAAATGTAGTGGAATATATAAATTGTGAGGTATGTGACATAAGTATAGTACATGAAAAAACCCTATATGTATCTAAAAATACACCTACAATATTTAAAAAGTACTGTGGTAAATGTGTATTAGCATCATATAGACGAGAAGAGGAAATAATAATAAAGCATACAATTAATAATGTATATTTGAATATAGATCTACATGCTTATGAATACAGAATTCTATATTATTCTACAGAAAATAAAGAAATGCAGTTAATATTAGAACATAAATGCTCTAATTCTACACCCCCATTTCTTATGGCTCACCAAGCTTCTACAATGGTTTATAAGCTATTAGAAGAAAACAAAATTCCAAGACAACCACAACAGGGATTACTTTTCTAATAATCCTTTTGAATATAATTTATAAAAATAAAAGATGATTGATGAGAATATAATGAACAAAATTATTGCATATGATTTAACACTAGATCAAGCATTTATACTATACTGTAAATCGTCAGGAGCTAAATTTCTTACATATTATAGGCCACCTGCTAATGAGTACGATAAATTAATATTCTATGAGTACTTAGGTATTAATAGAACACTTACAAAAAAAGGTGTAGATTTATGTAAAGAATTATTTTCAGAAGGTAATTATGACAAAAGTATAGACGATGCATTTGAAATTTGGTGGCAAACATATCCAAGTAATGATGCTCATGGAAATTACTCTGTAAGAAGATTGATTAGATCAGGATCTAAACAAAAAATAAAAGCACTTTATATTAGTGCAATAAATAAATATAAATTGTCTACAGATGATATGCTAAAGTCTCTGAAAAATGAAATTGAATTTAGAAAGAACGCATCTACTAAAGATAATACCCTTTCTTTTATGCAAGCTCCCACTAAATGGCTAACTGAAGAATCTTATTTATTAAATTACGACTTGTCTGAAAATACCTCTAAATTTTCAGAATATGGAAAGAGCGTCAACTAGAAAGGGATTAAAAGTAGAACATTATTCAGAGAAAATAGAACAGGCTAAAGTGTTTATTCGTAAAAGAATGAATAATGAAGCTCCATCTTTAAAAACATCATTTAAAAAACTAAACGATGCATTATTTGAAGGATTTGAATGGAATAGAATTGTAACAATTGCTGGGTTAAGTGCCAGTGGTAAGAGTTTATTATTATCACAAATACGTAGAGATGTGGTAGACTATAACCCTAATGAGAAACTGAATATCTTAGCATTTGAAATGGAGATGCTAGGGGTCGATCAAGTTTCACGAGATATTTCTTCTAAGACTGACTTAACTACTCGAGAACTTTACTCTGCTGGTTCTAAGTTAACAGAACAACAATACGACACCGTATGTAAAACAGCTGATAAAATGAAATATTATCCTATATTCATTGTGGATGATGTAGGAACTGTAGATGAAATTGTTCATACGATCCTCAATTTCGTGGAGGAGAACAAACTAATCGAAGAAAATAGAGGACTAATTTGTACGTTTGACCACAGTTTATTAGTGAAAGGTACAGTAGGTGAAGATCAAGAGAAATTAATTATAGATAAGTTATACAAGACATTAATTCAATTAAAGAAATATTTCGAAACCATAAAACTAAAATCTTTATTCATAGTTCTATCACAGTTAAACAGGAGTATTGAAGAACCTCAAAGGATTACTAATCCAATGTTACATTACCCTACCAAAAATGATCTATTCGCATCCTCAGCTGCATTTTATTGTTCAGATTATGTGATAATTACACATAAACCAGCAGGTATAGAAGGACTTGGCTCATATTATGGGCCATCTAGAGGAGAGGATTATCCATACGGATTGCCAGTATTTAATCCTAAAGATCCTCAACGTGCTATGATTTATTGGCACATAATTAAAGCAAGGTTTTCTTCATCACAGATCCTTATGATGGTGGAGAATTTTAAACACTCTAAAATAGAGGAGTATTAACTAATTAAATAAACTAAAATGAGTTTATCAGATTTTATAACACTTGTAGTAATAATTAATTTTGCTACAGTGTTTATCCGAATATGACTACTTAAAGTCACAAAATGAATAAAAGAATTATTGGTATAGTAGGTAAATCGGGAACAGGTAAATCTACTTCAATAGAAACACTTGATCCGAAATCTACTTATATTATTAATGCATTAGGTAAAGCCTTACCATTTAAAGGATCTGAAAAATTATATAACACAACAAATAAAAATATAGCAGATATTTCATCTTACGATCAAATCATAACTGTATTAAAAAAGATATCAGACGACAGGCCTGATATTAAAACAGTAGTAATAGAAGATGCCGGATATATAATGTTCATAGAAGAGTTCAGAAGAGCTAATGAAACAGGGTATTAATGCTATGCTCTGTATAAACCCTTCTAATTGCTGGAAACTTTTTAAGACTAATAGACTACAACGCAATAGGAAACTATAATCGTGAATGTTTAAAAACTATTAGTATTAGACAATCAGCAGCGAAGCTCCTGTAAAATGGAGAACGTTCAGAGACTAGTCGAAAGACGTAGACCTATTAGGTCGAAACGGAGGGAATTTTGAAAATAGTTTCAATCTATATGAGAAGATTGTAAGTAAAAAAGTCAAAATTAAGATATAGTCCATTGTGTATAGAAATATATACAGATAGCAAATTTTCGGACATGGCGAATCATATGTATCAAATAATGACTACTGCTAAACATTGCAGGGAAGATTTAAACATAGTTTTTGTATTTCACGAAAACTTAGAAGTAAAAGATGGATATGGTCTAATAAGAGAAATCAAATTAGGTGGTAAAATGATTAAAGAAAAATTCTCTCCTGAAGAAAATCTAACAATGATATTGTATACAAAGGTAGAGTATGATCCAGTTGCTAAACAAAGTAAATATTCATTTATCACTAATACTACGGATATATATCCGGCTAAATCACCGAAAGGTATGTTCGATACACTCGAAATACCTAACGACCTTAATTACGTAATTAACAAGGCTAACGAATATTATTCGTAGTCTTTATTGAATATAGTGACTAAAAATTAATTCACTATGCAAACTAATCTATTTGGAAAAGACCTCTTAAATAAAATGAATACAGGAGGAAATGGTACAAAAATACCGAAAGGTATTCACTCTAAAATTAAATTGAAGGATATCGAAATAACTGACACTTATATCGATATATGGTTCGAGAATCCTGAAGATGGCAAGACCATAAATAAACGACTATGGATCCCAGATATAAACAAAACAACTGCTAAAGAAGGGATGTCCGTTCAGGAAACGATTGAACTTAGAGTACACCAAGCTCTTTATCATCTACTAGATCTATCACAACATATGATAGGAACAGAAACAACTGCTAATATTCCTATAGGAGATTTAAAAAGTACTGCGGCAGCTATTAGAACACTACTAATGCCGTACAGTAATAGCAAGTTTCTAAATCTTAAAGTAGTTACAACACAAGACGGTAAATATCCAGAGATTTCTAACTTTGTAGGCTATCTAGAACCTTATGTAGAAGGTAAAGAACCTACTCTTGAATTTAAACCATCGGAATTATCTAGGATGCATCAGTCATCTATTCCAGATATGCCCGCATCAGATACAACAAATATAGTATAACATGAAAGGAAAAGATCTGTTTGAATCAATTTTAAATGAACAAAATATTTTGTTACGTATTAGTGATGAACAGATATTTTCTAGGTATATATGTAAAGTTCAAAACTCATTGTCTTCTCCATTTAGAGTAGATAAGAAGAACTCTTGTGGATTCTATAAGAATAATAAGGGTAGGTATATCTTGCATGACTTCTCTACTGGACAAAGTTGGGGAGCAATATATGCTGTAATGGAGAAGACTAAAATGAGCTATGCAGAAGTTCTTAAGATGATAAACAAAGATTTTGAATTGCGGTTAGATACTCTTAATCCTGTAAATAAAGTCAGAGAACTTCAAATAGAAGAAACAAAACCAGTAAATAACATATCATATAGTATTAAACCATACGAGAAAAAAGAAATAGAATATTGGGAACAATACGGGATTACTTCTAATACATTATTGAAATATGGTGTTTACTGTGTGCAGTCTGTACAGTTTGCAAATTCTTCTTGAAGAGCTACTAAAAATAATCCTATATTTGTTTACACCACAAAAGATCCAAAAGTATTTAAACTATATCGTCCATTATCAACTAATCAAAAATGGGCAGCAAAGACTAATAGGTATGTTATATGGGGGCTAACCCAATTACCTAATAAAGGAAGTTTATTAGTAATAACTAAATCATTAAAAGATGTAATGGTATTACATGAGTTAGGAATTCCAGCAATTAGTCCAGATTCTGAAGTAATTAATATTCCTAATAATATAATTAAGGAACTAAAAAAACGATTCAAGTATGTAGTAAGTATGTATGATTACGATACAGCTGGTATAGCAGCTGCAACTAAATTAGATATACACTATATGTTTCTATTTAAAACTAAAGATATTTCAGATTATTATCAGAAATATGGTAAGTATAGTACGTACAGAGTACTAAAAAAACTAATATCAAAATCTTATCATAGACATGAAAAATTCTTATTTCACCAAAACTTTATCAGACCTAGCCGACAAAATAATAGGAAGTTTAGATTGGGATTCCAAAGAGATATACCCTTCTAAAGAAAATGTATTTAATATTTTAGACGATTTAAATAGATATAAATCTAAAGTTATAATCATTGGTCAGGATCTGTACTACACACCAAACATGACTACTGGCAGAGCAGATACCACAAATGATGATTAGAAGTACAAAACTTAAACACAGCATTGCACCCTGCCTTGCGGCAAACGTGTGTTATGGGCTGCTGTTCTTTTTCGATATAGCTCTGGGAGGGCTTTGTAAAACCCACAATTAAATAAAATGGTAGAAAACCAAAATTTCGGACAAGCTATTGACGCCTTAAAGCAAGGTAAGAAAGTAGCAAGACAAGGATGGAATGGAAAGGGAATGTTTCTCTTTTTGTTGCCAGCAGGAACAGTACCAACCAAAACAATTCACGACCCTGCATTAAGGGAAGTAATTGAGCAAGAAATTGGTGGAGAAACATTTGAAGCATTGGGAAGTATCCGAATGTTTACAGCCGACAAAAAGATTTTGACTGGTTGGCTTGCTTCTCAAACTGATATTCTTTCAGAAGATTGGGTTATCCTGTAAAAATCGTGGGTTTCGTAGGACGGTCTTTCGGGGTCGTCTTACGATTGCCCATAACAAGGATATTGATGTAATTGATATATGCGGCGTCTCTAAACCGTATATATGGGAAAATAACTTTCATTTTGCAATTGAAAAATGTGACGGGAGCTCGCTTAAAATAAAAAGAAATGGGGTCGATATAATAATACAAAATGCAAAAGAAATAGAAATAATGACAGGCCAATGTTACGAAATGAAAAAAGAAAGCCAACGTGTTTTAACCGTGGGAGTATGTCAAATTAAAAGTATTAAAAGAAAAATCTATATTATGGTAGAAAAACATAAGGAGTTAGAATTATATACAATTAATAGGGGATGTTGTTTTGCATCCCCTTTTATATTTGTGTATGGAGCATTAAGAAAAGGACATGCTTTACATGATAGATACATATCACCTAGTAGTACATATATAGGTACATACAGACTGCAAGGATTTATATTAGGAGTAACTGATAGACTATATTCCTGTATACATACGGGAAAAGAAACTGATTCAGTTGTTATAGAAATTTATAGAATTGACACTGATTTAAATGATCCATTTAAATCAGACAAGTCCATATATAAATTTGTAGATATGTGTCAATGGAACTATAAACTAGATGTATTAGAAGAACGGTATAAAGTAGCTATAATTACAGTAGAGAAAGGTGCTATGCAAATTACAGGAAAATTATACTTAAGTGAAAAAGTAAAAACATTATATAAAACTGGTGATGTAAATAATCCTAAGCATTTTGTAGATTATCCATTATTAACTATTAAAAAATCATAATAATGAAATATTATCCGCACTTCCTGGGAGGGAAATCATCAAAGATGAAGAGATACTTCAAGTTAAATAAAGAATTTCCAATAGGACATCCACAAAGATACCCAATAGAAAATGCTTTGTTTCCATATAAAGTAGATATTTCTTTTGGAAGTACTAAGCCATCAGATAAACATGTATTAAGAATTAATACATCACAAGCAATTAGAAATTGTTCTAATAAAGTTTTAACTAAAAATATTCTAAAAGATAAGTGTCCTATTGTAACTAAATATGCTAAACTAAGTACATTCATAGTAGGCGATGAATTACATATAGGTAAAATTAAAGAGCAAATAAGTTTTCCATTAGTAGCCAAACTAATATATGGATACGGTGGAATAGGAATGTACTTTATAAGCACATTAGATGACCTACTAGACTTTCTAGAAAGACAAAAAAATAATTTAAATAATTACTTTCTAGAAGAATATTTTAATACTACAAATGAGTATAGAGTACATATATCACCTCTACTTAAAAATACTAAGATTCAATATAAATATGAATATGGAGTACAAGTAAATGGTAAATGGGAAATTAAATTAAGTCTACCGAAAGTTTATGAAACTCGTGAAATTTTATCTGTTGAAAAGAAATTTTCTAATAATTCATTAATTAGAAACAGAGATAATGATGCAGTATTTTCTTCTAATTTTAGTAGACCAGATTGTTGGGAGAAATTAATTGAAGATTGTTTTAAAGCAGCTGAATTACTAGGCGTAGATTTCTGTTGTTTTGATGTACTATACAATAAAGACACAGGAAAATATGTAATCTGTGAAGCTAACTCTAATCCAGGAATGGATAACTCTATCACTAACCCATCTAAAAATATAACCGCACAACATTACCAACAAATGTTTCCCTATTTAATCACTAATAAATACTTAAAAGTATGTGCAGTTTCTTATTAACTACAGGAGGTGTCAATGAATACCTAATTAAGCTCATATCATTTCAACAAGATTATCTAGGAGGTGACGGCGCAGGGATTGTCTACGAAGTAGATGGTAACTACACTATAAAGAAGATACTTCCCAACGAAGATAACAAAATATGTAACACATATACACTATTAACAGATAATATAAAATTACCTACTGATTACAATCTACTTGCTTTACACACTAGAAAAACTACTATAGGAGAAGTATCTATAGAAAATACTCAACCTTACTTATTAAAAAATAAAGAAGGAGTAATATTTACAATTTTACACAAAGGCACAGTATATAACCATGACATACTCGCAAAAAGTCTAGGCATACCTATTGGTACGACAGACTCTAAAACTATAGCAAATGCTATAGTATTAGGAAAAGAAAAAGAATTTATGAATGACATCGTAGGAGAAGCTACAGTAGTTTGGTATCGTTCAGATATGCCAAACACAGTATTTGCAGTAGGACACTCGTCTGAAGTCTCTTACAGAACTCCAATATTTGTTGTTAAAAACAATATGGAGATTATCGTAGCAACTTCTGGTGTAATTTTAAATGAAGTAGTAAAAACTTTTCATACAAAAGAAAATAAAAGCTGTTTATCAGAACTCCTTACTAAAGGAATATTTTATAAAATAACTACAGATGATATAGAAACTCTGTATACTATCCCAAGTAAACCTAAAGTATTAATAATAAATAAACATTATG